GCTACGATCATCCGTATACTGTCGTATACGAAATTAGGAGAAGTGTAATGGACACTACCAAATGGAAGTCAGTGTTGTTGCCGCGCGACGTTTACGAAGAGTTAGTAGTGATTGCTCGCGTTGAAGGGCGTACAATTAGCGGACAGCTTCGTTATATACATGAGGGCTGGAAGATGGCGAATCTATCTGACGGTGATCAAGAATATATTGCGGAGCAAGTGGACTCTTTTAAGAAAGAGAATGACGTAAGTCTAACCGCCAAGAGCTTTTCGATATGAGTGAGTTTACAACCATGCAGGCAGAGTTTGATAAAGCTCTCAAGAAGCTGGAAAAAAGCTACGAAACCGGCAAGGCAATTGATAAATCAGACTTTGATAAGTTGCACATTTGGCATGAGTTTCTCAAGTTTAAAATAGATGCGGAGAGAGAACTCAAGGCCAATGAAGTCGGATAACGTCAATAGCCCCCCTCATTACAGCCAAGGCGGGATTGAGTGTATCGATGCAATCCGAGCCAGCTTGACCCCCGAAGGGTTTAGAGCATATTTAAAAGGGTCTTCCATGAAGTACCTTTGGCGTTATGAAAAAAAAGGCAAAGGGTTAGAAGATTTAAGGAAGTCAAAATGGTTTCTAGAGCTTTTAATACACGAAATGGTACATGGTGGTTTGGAATAGCTAACGAAGACGCTCAGATTGCCATGCAAGCCGCACACCAAATGGCGCACCGTTTACAAAAGCCCATGGCCGTTCAAGACGACTTATCCGTTGTCCCCGCCGATGAGGCTACAAAAGAAATTCTTGAAATCGTAAAACCATAGTGATATTTTTAACGGTGACACCAAAGTGTCACTCCTAAAGAGTAAAACGTTTGATAGGGTTAACTGTGAAACTCCCAAAGTGAACATTTAATAACCCGGCCCCGCGCAATGCGGGGTTTTTTTTGCGCCACAATAAGATCTATGTTACTTTATCAGACCAATTGAGACAGGGCGCATACGTGGAGCTACTCAGAGCAATCGATATGGGAACCACGAAGGGTTATACGAACGAACGCCGATGCTACGTCGGTGCGAGTAGTGTAGGAAACCCCTGTCACGCTTTCTTGCAGTACAGTTTACGCGGCTACGGACAAACCTCCCCGCCCCCTGCGGTCATGCGGATCTTTTTACTGGGCCACCAGTTGGAAGAAACCGTCGTAGAAGACATGAAGGCCGCAGGTGTTGGCGTCAGTGAGATCAACCCCGAAACCGGACAGCAGTGGACCTTCACGGCGTTAGGCGGACACTTGCGTGGTCATGCTGACGGCCTTGTTAATATTGGAGACGAAACTAAACTCCTTGAAATAAAATCAATGAACGACAAAAAATGGCGCATGTTCAAAAACCAAGGAATCTTTAAGAGCCATCCTATTTACTACGACCAAATGCAGTTGTTGATGGGTCTGGCAAAACTTAATTCCGCATGGCTGGTGGCGTACAACAAGAACACCTCCGTGTATCACGCACAAGATGTCGCGTTCGACCCCGACCGCTTCAAAGACATCATGCGTAAAGCTCGTTCCGTGGTTCGTGGTTCGTCTGTTATCCGCATTTCAGACACCCCCGATTGTTTTGAATGTAGGTACTGTAACTATCGGCCACATTGCTGGCCCAAGGGCGAGCAAGCGGTCCCCCTCGCCGTTGAATGCAGAACCTGTCGCCATGCCAAGCCGACCGGCAAACGCAAATGGCTCTGCACGTTACACGGATCACGGGCCACGGACCCCTGTTCACAATGGTCAAAGTTGCAACCAGAATGAGTATAAGCGGAGACATTTGTTGGTGGTGTCGCGGGAAGCTAATCTGGGGTGGCGATGAGGACATAGAAGACGGCGATTTTGACATGGCCACGAACCTGACCTGCTCCGACTGCGGCGCACAAGTTGTTTATTATCGACCTATTGATGAGGAGAACCCCAATGACTAACAAAAAACGCCGCACCCGTGGAAAAGACGGACGATTTCTTGCAGACAACCCCGAAACAAAAGACGTAAACGAAGCGTGGGAAAAGCCCAAGGATGCTACCGTGTCGATAACATCCCCTAACCCTGCGTCAGGTGGTACAAACTACAAAGTGACCGAACCCAAAAAAGAATTAATGGGTTGGGGTGGATACCTCGCGCTGTTTATAATTTTTTTAATTATGTCCTTGATAGGACTCAATTAATCACGTATACCTAAACCCCACTCGCATGTGGGGGCAAGCGTTTGGATCGGCTGACTTGCAGAATTTGCAAGAGAAGAAGAGATATAAAATATTTTGGGCCAAGATACCACACCGGTAAATACCGGGGCGGCAATCCCGTTTGCGTGGAATGTGACGCCAAAAATCAAGTGGGGTCCGTTTACAAAACACCTAAAAATTATCTTTCGTCCCGCATGAGGGACATGAAGCAACGCGTCAAAAGATATGGCGTAACGTTGGATGAGGCCGTTGACGTAGACTTTTTAGTGGGCCTGTTTGAAGAACAAAACGGACTGTGCGCTTTATCCAACTTGCCGATGACATGGATGCACGAAGGACTGTCCTCGAACCACGGCTCACGGCGCGGGACCAACATATCAGTAGACCGGATCAACTCGGAAGAAGGCTACTCCCCAGAAAATATCCGGCTCGTTTGCGACCGCGTCAACAAAATGAAATCAAACATGAGTGATGGCGACCTGTATTTTTGGTGCGCCCTACTGGTCCGCGAATTCCAAAATAATTAGCGGCGCTTTACCTTACTGACGGCTTCTTCTATCAAACGTAATCGGCTGGCATAAAACGATTCTTCCCGCTTTCCCTCTTCCGGCTCCTCTTTGAAGTCCAATTCAGCCTCTTCTTCCAAGTCGTCAGGGACCACATCCTCCCACTCTTCTTCCTTACCCATGGGTATTCCACTCCTCTACGCTCATCACCCAATCCATTGGGATGGCAATCTCCGCATCCCCCTCTTCCACGTCACCTTTGTCATCCAACAAAACGTGCGGACATAGCAAAATACGCCGCTCATCCTGATGAAGTATCACGCCCATAGACATCACCGACGCCTCTTTGGTTTCCTTCATCTCTTCCACCGAACGCCAACCACTGCGCGACCCGCCACACGCGTCCTTCCACCTCACCAAAAAAATCCTTGGCTTCATCTTGCTATCCTCCCGATATAAGATAGAGTTAACTACGGTATTGAAGTAGACTACTACAGTCCGCTAGGAGAATCAGATATGGGATTGGCAATTGATTCAGAAAAAAGAGTAGCCGCCGCCAAGCTGTTGGAAAACAGCGACGACTTCCGCGATTTTGTAGCCAATACCCTCGAAAACAATATCTGGCTGGGGGACGAACAAAGCAAACACCTGCTGGAAACCTTAATGGCAGAAGACGAACAAGAATTCGTAATGGCCCTGTGCCAAATTGGCTTTATCGTCTACACCGATTACCTCATCGAAACCCGCGACCAGTACAAGCATAAAAACTTTCACTGATGAGCCTCGCTGAACACTTCGTCGCCCTTTTCGTCATGTCCGCCATAACCGCCTACGTCTATTTCTACCTATGAGCGACCGAATAGAAGAACTGCTAGTAAGCGCGGCTATCGTAGTGGCAGTCGTGATTACCGTCATAATGATCACCGTCATGGCGTCGATGTTCTTTATGATCTGATCGCGGACCACGGACCACGGGTTTGGTGTACAAGTGTAGGAAAAAGCACGTACCCTTTTATAGCTACAGTCTATCTACCTATTCAAATAATCTATTTTTAAAGAAAACATCTACACTTCTACACTGATCGCGGCTCACGGGCCTTAATTGCGTCTTCTATATAGTGTTTCCCAGAGAAATAAAAAAATAAAAAAATAAATTAAAAATAGCCGTTACCGGCGTTACCGCGTTACCTTGGCCTACAGGCCGCATAAATACTGGGTTCTGTCGTAACACGGGGGTAACGTGGGTATACAGCACTTATGTTCAAGTTTGTTAATCAAGCCAAACGTATAAGGGATCTCACGATTCAAAAATATTATTTTTATTTTTCTGAGAAATATATATATAGATAGGCGAATTAAGGTATGGTTATCTGAACTTACTCATATACCGAGGTACTTTTGTGACTAAGAAAGCCAAGCGGTACGCCAAGGTGTTGGACACCAAGGCGGCGGCACTACCTGAAGCAAAACGACAGCAAACCAACCGACCCCCGTTAGCGCAAAAACGTTTGAACAGAAGGCAGGAGCTTTTTGTTAGGGAGCTTGTGTCCAAGGATGGTCAGATCACGATGCGCGAGGCGGCGATTAATGCGGGCTATCCTGAACGGTCGGCCCATGTCAGGGCCTCTGAACTCACTAACCCCCGAATCCACCCCCATGTTTGCCGAGCGATCCGTGAATACCGGCAGGAACTGGACGAAAAATATGGCGTGGAATACCAGCGGCACCTGAGAGATCTCCAGATCATTCGTGACGCGGCGTTAGAGCAGGGTGCGTACAGTGCCGCAGTGCAGGCGGAATATCGCCGTGGGCAGGCACAGGGGGACATCTACGTCAATAAGACCGAGGTCCGCCATGGAACCATTGAGCAGATGAGCAAGGAAGAGGTAACGAAAGCCTTGAACGAACTCAAGCAAGCGTATGCTCCATTGACTCATGATGCGGGGATGGATGACGAAGGCGGCAGGAAGCGAGCGCGAGAACGGTTGGCGGAGGATGTAGAAGATGTTCTTGATTAATTTTTTGGGCCGCCTGTGGTTTGGCTCTGATCGGTGGGATTTGGTTAATGAGACAAAGACCCCGATGATCTATACCAAGCGGGCGTA